AAAAAACTCTAAATGATGTAGATCCTCTTGATATAATAGACTGTATAAGCCAAGCACGCGCATCTCAAATTTTCTCAACAAAAACAAAACAACTATTACATATTATATTGACACACATCGAAACTGTTGAACAATGAATATTTTCTATTTACATAATGATACTAAGACATGCGCAGAAATGCATAATAATAAGCATGTTGTAAAAATGATACTTGAATATGCACAACTACTTTCTACTGCCCATCGTGTTCTTGATGGGAATATCGTTACTAGCCACAGTAAAACTGGTCGAAAACAAAGTCGATATGTTCTTTCTGATGACCGTGATACTATGCTATATGCTTCTACTCATATCAACCATCCTTCCGCAATTTGGGTAAGAAAACGAGAATCTCACTATCGTTGGCTATTTGGATTGTGGATTAATCTGATGGATGAATATACTTATCGCTATGGTAAAGTTCATGCATCATCTAGACTTATCTCATATCTAAATAAACCTCCTGCAAATATTGAATTTGGCGGTGGATTTGATGCACCCACACCCGCCATGCCAAAAGAATTTATTGTCAATGGCGATTCAAAACAATCCTACATAAATTATTATTTAGGCGCCAAGCGGCATTTAGCCTCTTGGAAAAAACGAGAAGTACCTAGTTGGTACATATAATAAATAATTTTGTAAATAAGGAAAATTGATGCCGATCTATACATTTTTAAACCTCGAATCTAAAGAGATAGAAACACATAACTTCTCTATGTCTAGCTACGATGAGTTTACTAAAAATAATCCTCAATTACAAAGATATCACGAACCCGGTATTTCCGCCACTATCGGCGATCCCGTAAGACTGGGCATAAGAAAAACTGATAACGGCTTTAAGGAAGTCTTGTCTAAAATTGCAAGTGCAAATTATAGAAGCAATCTAGCAGATAAACTAAGCCGAAAATAAAATGAAATTCCCCCATATTATAAATCCGACGGAGGACAGTGCGTAAACGCAATAAACCTGTCCTCCTGTGTCATACTAACAACAGAGGGCATTACATGGCAAAAAAGAAATCGAATTTTCATCAGGATTCTAACCAACAAAAATCTCAGTATCAGAATCCAGAAAATCAAAATTTTCAATCTGCAAATAACACCAGATTGAAAATAAGATTAGATGATATGAAAACAATCGAGCCATTGACGAATAACCAAAAAGAATTTTTCGACAAATATGATAACTCAAGAATAATGATGTTATTGGGTGTTGCGGGAACAGGCAAAACATTCATTGCAGTCTATCATGCGTTAGAAGAAGTTTTAGATAAAGAAAGTAATTACGACAAATTAGTTATAGTTAGATCAGCAGTTCCTAGTAGAGAGATTGGCCATTTACCTGGAGATGAAAAGGATAAGGTTGAAGTATATACACAACCATATGTTTCAATATGCGAAGATTTATTTGGCAGATCTGATGCATTTCAAAGATTAAGCGAACAAAAGGCAATTTACTTTATGCCCACATCGTTTATTCGAGGAATTACTTTAGATCATTCTATCATTATCGTTGACGAATGTCAAAATATGACAGACATGGAATTAAATTCTATTATCACTCGAGTAGGTAAAAAATCAAAAATAATTTTTTGCGGAGATTTTAGACAGACAGATTTAAATAAGAAAAACGACGTATCGGGATTAAAGAAGTTTCTCGGTATTGCGGAACAAATGAAATCTTTTAGTATCTTCGAATTTGATGTTGAAGATATTGTCAGATCAGACATTGTTAAAGAATACATTTTAGCAAGATTAAAATACGAAGACCAATACGAATAAAAATGTTTAACCATATACATCATGATATACCAAAACTTGAACGTGACACTCAACCCGACGGTACAAGATACTATAAAACACCGTCGGGTAAATCCTATCCCTCCGTTACAACCGTCACAGGATTGCTTAAAAAAGATGGCATCCTCGAGTGGAGAAAACGGGTGGGAGAGGAAGAGGCAAATCGAGTCTCAAGAAAAGCAGCCGCAAGAGGCACTCGTATACACACGCTATGCGAAAATCATCTATTAAATAATGACGTTACTCCTAATATGTTTGATCACGATATGTGGAGTACACTAAAACCTGAACTAAAAAGAATAAATAACATACACGCACTAGAGACTGCATTATATTCGGATCATCTACAAGTAGCCGGCACTGTAGATTGTATTGCAGAATTTGATGGTGTATTATCTGTTATAGATTTTAAAACTTCTATGCGGGTTAAAGAGCGCCAGGATATTTACGACTACTTTATGCAATGTTCTGCGTATGCCGTTGCTTTTGAAGAACGAACAAAAATCCCTGTACCACAACTTGTAATTATAATGGGTGTCGATGAATCATATCCCAGAATATTTGTAGAAAAAAGAAATAGTTGGATAGGTCCTTTTAAAGCATTGCGAATGGATTATAGGAATAAAAAAGGTATTTGATATGTACGTATCCAATGATGTAGAAATACAAAATTTTTGTTTGGATATGGAAAGTCTAAACCCAAAGTATAAAGAAGTATCAGCAAAATTAAAAAATAATTCTATATCTAAGGATAGGGTATTATTTAGTTTTGATGTTAATCAAATATCATATGATGTTGCAGAAAAAATATTAAGACGATATAATTTTCCTGACGACAATATTGTCGAATTGATGATAAAGATTTTCGAATCTGAGCGGGTTCTTTTTTCCATAGATAAAGAAAATAAAAAAAGCACATTTAAAGTTTATGTGGAAGCATTTGCTTGCGATGATTTTAAATCGGATAATTTTTATGAGAGTATCCGAGGGTTTAAATGGGATAAACGCGCAAAATCTTTAGTAGAAACTACCTATTATGTTGCGATTGCAACTTCGTTAGAAAATGTTTTAGTGGTAGCTAAAATGTGCGGAATACAAAAAGAAGAAATTCCTAGTAGTATTTTGAATACATGTAATGAGGGAACACAAATTTATTATGTTGTAGATAAAAACACAAATAGAAAATCAATTTGTATTAGATTAGAAGATTTCTTTTTAGAAGATTTAGATAATAAAGATTTACAAAATACGTTGATAGATTTTAAATATTGTCGTATTCGACATTTTCAGATAGGTATAGATAAAAATCAAGAAAAGTTTTTTACATTCTATTTTAGAAACGGTAAACAAAAGATTGACATCTAATTAAAAGTATGTTACAATATAAATAAGTTGAACAGCGTAAACTGTTATTAGGAAAAGTATTCAAGACGCGGGGGCAGTGCCCGCCAGGTCCACCATAAGAGCATAAATTTACTTTGGTATTGTGTTTTTATGATGGGCCTGACACAGGATCGATTGGGTAAAGAGTATGAATAATGGCGCTCGGGAATGTAGAACCCGTAGGACAGAGGGCAAAGTGTAGTCGTTGTACCCATAGTACAAAAAGACGCTCTACTCGGTCGAAGAAACAAAAAACGTAAACGCAAACGACGAACTGTTCGCATTAGCAGCCTAAACACTGCTTAGGGTTTCGGTGGGTTTCCTCGTAACAGAATTACCCACCACTTTTAACATGGAGATTTGTATGGCCTTTAATGATAATTTATATGAAATAGTTCGTGGAGCAGTACCCGAAGTATTAACAAAACATTGTAATGCTGAATTTGAATTGCTACGTAAAACTATGTATTTGCGTAAAAATATAAGCGAACACAATAAATTCGCATTCGGTGATTCACAAGTTCCGCAAAGCTTTGCATATTATTCTGCACTAGTATTTGAAACTTTATCAGAAACACTACGCCCCACGGTTGAATCTGTTGTTGGTAAACCTCTATATTCTACATATAGTTATGCAAGAATTTATTATACTGGCGCAACAATGGCGCCTCATACTGATAGACCAAGCTGCGAATACTCTACGACAATTTGTATGTCTAATGACCCTGAGCCTTGGGAAATTTGGTTTGAGACAAAAGAAAAACAAGAAATTGCAATTTATCTAGAACCCGGCGATATGCTTGTATATAAAGGCGATGTACTTAATCATTGGAGAAATGAATATATGGGAAATCGACAATGTCAAGCATTTTTACACTATGTAGATAAATTTGGTAAATATCGTGATTTTAAAAATGATGGGCGAATTCACACCGGCATTCCGAAGAATGGTATATTTGAATGAGCACACTTAAAGAATTAACTGCAGAGATTCATGCAGAAGCAGAATCGCAACCATTTATCAAATCTATTTTTGATGGCACTGTCGATCCTGTAGAATATGCAAAATATCTATATCAATTGGCACCTGTATATCATATTATAGAACGAGAAGCAACTGTCCATGGATTGCTAAAAGATATAGAAGATATTCGACGAGCACCTTTTGTATATAAGGATTGCGAAGAATTGACTCCAAAAGATACATTATTTGCGTATAATAAAGCTGCCGTGGAATATATCTCGTATTTACAAAGCAATGAATTTACTGAAGACCCTACAAAAATACTCGCACATTTATATGTTCGTCATATGGGAGATTTATTCGGCGGGCAAATGCTAGCAACCAAATTACCTGGAAGTTGCAGCATGTATAAATTCAATAATCTAAGAGAGCTAATTACAAAAATGCGAGAACGTATTGATGTAAGTTTAGCAGAAGAAGCAATCAAAGCTTTTCGATTCAACATCAACATTATTAAAGAACTATGATCTGGGATAAAATGGACCAGCTATCGTCTGGTATTATAGAAAAATTTTCTTCCTATAATAAAGAAGAATTACCTGCAGAATATGAACTTTCTGAACAAGGATTTACCTGGAAAAATTATATCTGGGAATCTCCTAAATTTCGTAGAGCACATATTGAAATTGTGGACGCAAGAGAAACTAAAAAGATGTGGATCATGCATATGTGCATCTTCCCCCATTATAATTCTCCCGATCCTATCTTTGGATTTGATATTGTTGCAGGACAATCTAAGATTACGGGGGCGTTTCATGATTTTTCCAAAATTGGTAATTCTGAACTTTATGATTGGTATCAAAATAAGATGATTGGATTGGCTTGGTCTAAACCTCGAGAACTTCCCGAGTGGGCAAGAAACATTTTTAGTCCTGCCATGCTTGCTGCGGGTAACATACAATCCGAAGATGAAGTTAACCAATTAATTAATGCGGGGCTTGACAACCTTGACTATTACCTATATAATGTAGGTAAGGTGAATGATAATGATGCCGATTTTAGATACATGCACAATTATTATTGTTCTAATCAAAAGAAAAATATACATACGCCGGCGATGATGATTAATTTTGGTATTGATAAAAATACCTTTATGAAATTTATGGATGATGTCTTATTTCAGGAACACAATGGATAATTTAGAATTAAACGACTCAACGATTATAACTAAGAAATTTAGATCACCGAACGAATTCTCTTTGTATATTGAAGAAAAAGTATACGCAGAAAAGCTTGGTTATATGGATGCGGTTATTTCATATTGTAAAGAGATGGATATTGAGATTGAATCCATCTCTAAGTTAGTTAATCAATCACTTAAGGATAAAATCCGTGTAGAAGCGGAAGATGCAAACTTTCTTAAGAAAACTGCAGCTTTGCCCTTTTAATATGTACGCAATGACCGAGTTTGATGTTTACAAAATGTATCTGGCACTAAAGCTACATTTTACCACAGACAAATATGATGTTGTCCAACAAAAGGGCAGAGTGCGAGCAAGCCAACAGGCTTTTGCTAAAAGAAAAGATCTCTTCAGTATCCGAAAAGTTGCAAAGACTTATACTGATGAAGAAGTTGCTCATTTTCTAGTTTCAAATTTTATCTCCGGTGATAGATGGGGCGGTATGTTCGACACCGATGCAGGTAACAGATATATTGAATGGAAAAAGAAGATACAAAGTCTATCTTACATTTTTACCAAGGATATAGATTTTTTAATTTCTTCATTGGAAGAAAAGAATCTAATATTTGAGGATGCTTTTATAATCGAGAAAAACAATCATCCATATATAATTAAAGCGTTTCTTCGTAAAGAGATTACATTAGAAACGTTAGTTATTCTCGAAAAGATTTATCCTTTCCTAGAAAATTTTGATGCTAATATACAAGATGAAGTTATGTGGCCAGATATTTCTAGGTTAATTAAAAAATATAAACCATTCTTAAAATATGACAAAGACAAGTTCTCTACAATCCTTAGACAAAGAATTTAAACATATGGATGTGGATGCAGCTAAGTTAAATGCCCTCGAAGAAGAATTATCCGAGGTCAAAGACTTATTGCATTTAACTATAGATTCTTTAAAACAAACACAAATATATTTAGTTCGATTAGCAAAAAATCAAGCAGATTTGACTCATCGAATTTCTAAATGGCCCTATATCGCAGTCGATTCTAATCAACCACCAAAGGAAGAAGGTACCCCCTCAGAGTAATATGTCTAGCAAAACTCGTAATTACAACTATGATGACGACGAAAACAATATGCGTCGTAATGCAAAAAAAGGTAAACCCAGGTTAGAAAAACATATAGACAAGCATAAAAAACTTATATATAATATAGCATCTTCTAAAAGGAGTGAGGAAGATGATTATTTTGATGATTCATATTATGGTTATCCTAATAATAAAAGCAAACTCCGTTAATACATCGTTCATACAACACATACATCGTTTATACGAAGGGAAATAAAAATGGCATTTCAATCACTAGCAGATCTACGCAAATCTCGCGGCGGCTTTGACAACCTTATGAAAGAGGTTGAAAAAATCGCAAATCCTCAGCAATCTAATTCTCGATCTGACGATCGCTTCTGGCAACCGGAAGTTGATAAGGCAGGTAATGGATATGCTGTTATTCGTTTCTTGGCGCCACCTAAGGGCGAAGAACTTCCTTGGGTTAGAGTTTGGAATCATGGATTCCAAGGACCTACAGGAAAATGGTATATTGAGAATTCTCTCACTACTCTCAATAAAGCAGACCCAGTTTCAGAATTGAATACTGAACTGTGGAATTCTGGTTCCGAAGCAAATAAAGAAGTTGCTCGTAAGCAAAAGCGTAAGCTAACTTACATTACCAACATCTTGATTGTTAAGGATGCTGCTCATCCTGAAAATGAAGGTAAAGTATTCTTGTATAAATTCGGCAAGAAGATCTTTGACAAAATTAAAGATGTCGCTGAGCCTCAATTCGAAGATGAGAAACCAGTTAATCCGTTTGATTTCTGGGAAGGTGCAAACTTCAAACTTAAGATTCGTAACGTAGAAGGTTATCGTAATTACGATAAATCTGAGTTCGATTCTGTAAGCCCAATCTCTGAAGATGATTCTAAGATTGAAGCAATTTGGTCTAAGCAATATCCATTGAAGGAATTCCTTGATCCTAAGAACTTTAAAACTTATGAAGAACTTAAGAAGAAGTTGGACATGGTTCTTGGCTTAGCCGGAGGTGCAGCTCCAATCAAGAAGGCTGAAGAAGTCGACTTGGATGAAGATGAAGCTCCAGTATGGCCCACAAAGACCACACCCAAGAAGGAAGAAAAAGCTCCGCCTAAGAATGTAGATATGGATGACGAAGACGATTCGATTTCATACTTCTCCAAATTGGCGGAAGACGATTAATTATCGAATGGCTCCGTACGAGCCTTGATATCGAGCCACCGAGGGATTTTGATTTCTCGGTGTTGCTTTAGGTAATATGACTTCTTGATTATTACTCACATTATTGACAGTACTTACATTAACCGGCCCTTGCGCCGGTTTTTGTCCATTTGTATTATCTTTTAATTGACCAAGTTCTTGTTCAAGCCCACCCATCGCATCGCCTATGTATGCTTGATTATTAGAAATTTCTCTTCTTTTTAATAAATCTCTTTCATCTTGG